TACTAATGATGGATAATATGTTGTATATAGTACCTTACACTGCTGAACATGGAAGATTTATATTATCGTGTCAAATGAATCATAAACTTATGGATAAAGGTGCACAGTTTGAAGGAGACGCTATGAACTTAGTACAAGATCATTTATCTTTTACAGGATTAGGAAACAACAAACCTATCTTTGCTGCTGGTATGAAAATGATATGGGGTCAAGTAGCAGAAGGTTGGGTGATTGCAACACAAGACGTTTGGCAACATCCTATTAGTGTAGCAAAAGCAATCAAAAAAGATTTTGCTAGAGTTGCAAAAAAATATAATATTAAAAGAGTTCAAACTGCTGTAAGATCAGACTTTGACAAAGGTATAAGATTTGCAGAGTGGTTAGGATTAGAAAACGAGGGATTAATGAAACATTATGGGTTTGATGGTTCAGACCAATACAGATATGCGAGGATATTTTAATGAGTTTTGTATTTGACATTGCAGCAGCACAACAAATGTCTGCACTTGGTAAATATAATCAAAGTGTTCAAAACAGAAATGCTCTTATAAAAGAGCAAGAAGCTGAAGCAATAAAGAAACAAACTGAATTTGATATTGCTAGATTTGATCAGCAATTTGAAAGATTAACAGGACAAACAAAAGTAGCTACATTAAAATCTGGTGTTGAGTTATCTGGAAGTGCTTTAAATATTTTAAGATATAACGCTGAACAAGCTGAAATACAAAAAGATGTCATGAATTATAATTCTCAAGTTGCACAATCACAAAAAATAGAAGAAGCAAACTTTGCTAGAATAAAAGGACAAATTGAAAGAAGAAGATCAAGAATTGCTCAACTTGGTGCTTATGCAAGAGCTGGAGAAAGTTTATTAAGAATAGGCGGTGTTACATAATGCCAAAGATTCCTACTTTTACAGCACAAGCTAGACCCACAGCAGAAGCTGTTGGAGTTACTTCTAATATTAGAATACCATTAACTGAAACTGTTGCTGGAGCATTAAGACCATTGGGTAAAGCTGCTGAAGATTATTATGTAAAAGAAAAAGAAATCGAGTTTCAAGTACAAGCTGGAGAGCTAGATGCAGATGCAACTGTTGAAGTTTTTAATGCTGCTGAACAAGCTGAATTAAAAAATACACCGCAAGAAGGCATAGATTATTTTAATGCACAATTTGAATCTATACAAAATAAATATAAATCCAAAGCACCAAATAAAAATGTAGGTGATTTATTTAGTATTAATTTTTCTAAAAATAAAAGTGTTTATGTAAATAATATTTTAAAAAAAACTAGAAATAATTTAGTTACTACTAGAGTTGGTCAGGTAGAACAAAAAGTTAAATCAAAAATAGCTTATGCAGTTGCATCAGAAAGTGATTTTCAATTTGATATTTTAGCTAAATCTATAGAAGAAGATTATAAAGGTTTAGTTAATGAAGGAATTATCGGTGAAAAAGATTTAGAGTTATATAAAAAAAATTTACCAACATTAGTTGAAATAGAACAAGTTAGATTTTTAGCTAGAACAGATGCAGCAGGAGCTGCTGTTTTATTACAAGATATAAATAATTTTAAACAAATACAAGGTGATGATAGAAAAAAATTAATAACAGAAGTAAGACAAAAAGCTACATTTGATGCAGAAGTTTTAAAATTTAATAATGCTTCAGTTATTAATGAACAATTAAAAAAAACAGTAGATAGGTTAAGAGGAAGTGAAGCTAATAAAGTTTTTGGTTTGTCTGAAGAAGAATTATCAAAATTTTCTACTGGTGATATACAAGCTGATGAACAAATAAAAAATTTAAACACAAAAGTAAATGAAGGTAAATTTAGTTACGATAGTAATTATAATACAAATACAACTATCATACAAAAAATAAATGCAGGAGAAATAAAAAATGCAAAAGATCCTTTTAAATTACCAGGTGAGACAACTGAAAAAAGTATAATAGAAAGAGCAGGTGATGGTGATATAAATGATAATGATCTTAATTTTTTATCAACATTTATAACACGAACATACAATAATACATTCTTAGATCAGGATAAACAATATATGCAATGGTTTAATAATCTTACACCTTTATTACAAGGCAATGCTTTTTTAAGTTACTTTGATAAAACTTATAATAATAAAGCAAGTAATTTAAGACAAGTATATTACAAAAGATATATTGATGGTTTAAGAAATGGAATTACTATTGAAAATTTATTATCACCTAATTCAGAAAATTATATCGCTAAAGATATTAAAAATGTTTTACCTAAAACATCTGATCTTGGAAGTATTGTACAATCAATAGCAGAAGAAACAAATCAAAGTGAAGTTCCACCAAGATTAGAAGGTGAGACAGCTCTTGAATATGAAAAAAGAACAATGAGATAATAATGGATTTAGGACAAAAAGAATTAAGATTAAATGATGCTGGGTTTAGTCAAAAAGAAATAGCTGATTGGAAAAAATCAAAAATACAAAAATTAGGTAGTGCAGGTTTTAATAATCAAGAAATATTAGAAGCGTTTGGAACAACAAGTAATGATAAAAAAATATATCAAGATTACTTTTCAAATGTAAAAGAAGAAATAGAAAATGAATATTATACACAAGAATCTATATCACCTGATGATGAATTATTATACCAATCAAAAATTGATCAAGCTAATGCTCCATCACTAAAAGAAGTTGTTGTTGGTAAAGAATTTAATGGAGATGAAATATTAAAAAGAGGTTATGGAAAAACTCTTTACGATATGACAATTAGACTTGCAAATGGTGAAGGTTTATCTGAAGCTCTAACTCAACCTGAACCTGAAGATTACACATGGTTTGAAGGATTGTTAGAAAGAGCTTACACTTTAGGATTAGAGTTACCTTTATATGGTATAAGTTTTGTTCCAGGAACTTTAGCTGCTGGTCCTTATGGTGGTGCTTTTACTGCTGGTGCTATTCCTGGTGCTGCAAGAGCTACAATAGTAAAAGGTTTAGAACAACAATCTTATGGAGAACCAGTTACTATTCTTAAAAATTTTTTACAAGAAGGATTAAAAGAAGGTGCAAAACAAGGTGTAACATTTGCAGCAACTGCCATTGCTCCACAATTAAAAATTGGTGGAACAAAACTAGCTGATAAATATATTACAAGAGTTGCCTCACAACTTACAGCTTTTGAAGGAGTGGGTGCAGCATTAAATCAACAACTACCATCATTAAAAGAATTTTCTTACTCTGCTGTTTTATTTAGTGGATTAGGATTAGTTCAACCTAGAAAAACTATGGAAGATAGAACTAAAAAAGTATTTATTGATACAGGAAAAAAACCAAATCAATTATTTAAAGATTCAATAATTAATAAAAGAATACTAGAGGATGTTTCATCAAGACCTTTCATTAGAGATTATGCAAATTTATTAGAGAGAAAAACTCCCGAAAAAAAAATTAAAGAACCTGATAAAATATTCAAAGATGAACTAGCCAATAAAGCTGCTGAGAACATTGTTTTAAAACCAAGAATAGAACCTTTAACAATTGAAAGACTAAAAGAAATGGGATCAACAGTTAAAAGAAAAACTATTGTAGAAGGTATAGATAATAAATATCCTATACTTGAAGTTATGAGAGCTGCTAAAATAAATACTAAAACTGGTATTGAAAAATTAAATGTTTACGAACAAGCAAGAATCATGGAGGGTATGCAAAATCGTGCTGGTTATTTTATTGAGTATGGAACTTTAAATGCAAAAACATTAAATGAAAAAGGTTTAGGACTTAAACCAATAACAAAAGATATTACAAAACAAGGTAAGACAGAAACACAACTATTTGAAACTTATTTATCAAACAGAAGAGCTATTGAATTAGATGCTAGGGGAATAGAAACAGGTTTTAATATTCAAACTGCAAAAGAGTTTATTAAACAAAATAAATCTAAATTTGAAAAGACAGCAAAACAAACAGACAAATATCAAAAGGAAGTTTTAGAATATGCTCGTGATGGTGGTTTTATAACAGCAGAAGCATTTACAGCAATGACAGAAGCTAATAAAAATTATGTTACATTTGCAAGAGAACTAATACAAGATGGTAAGCCAGTTGTAGCTGAAGGATCAGTAAATCCTTTTAAAAAAATAGAAGGAAGTAAATTGAGAGTATACCCACCATTAGAACAAATGGTTAAAAATACAAATACAATAGTTAATGCTGTTGAAAGAAATAAAGTTAAAACTGCTTTTCTTGACATGGTTGCTAATGCTCAAAAAAAAGATAAAAACTTTTATCCATTTATAAAAAAAGTAAATCCAAAAACTACTAATAAACCTAAAGAAGATTTAATGACAATCAGAAGAGATGGAAAATTAGAAACTTGGGATGTTGGTAAAGATATTAAAACTGCATTTACAACTTTAGATCAACAAGGTGCAAATATGTTATTTAATTATTTAGGTGCGCCTGCAAGAACACTTAGAGCTGGTGCAATTTTAATACCTGACTTTGCAGTGCCAAACTTTTTCAGAGATACTATGCAGGCAAGTTTTTTAAATAAAGTTGGTTTTGTTCCTATACAAGATTCTCTTATTGGAGCTTTTAATATAATTACAAAAGGTAATAGAAAAAAAACTATGGCAATGTATAAAAAATATGTGAAGTCAGGTGGTATGCAATCAACACTTTTAGCTGTTGATAAGCCAAATATATTTGATGGTAAGGTATATGATATTCTTTCTAAAGGACCAGTTAGAAATTCTAACAGAGGAATGTTAGCACCATTTAGAGCATTAACTCAATTATCAGAGGAGATGACAAGATTTAGAATATTTGAAAAAACTTATAAAAAAGCTATTGAAAAAGGTTTAACAGAAAAACAAGCTCTTGAAAGAGGTGGATTTGAAGCTAGAAATCTTTTAGATTATGCAAAAAGAGGAACTTTAGGTAATAATATAAATAGACTTGTTCCATTTTGGAACGCAAGAGTTCAAGGTTTGACTAGATTATACGAAGCATTTAGAGATTCTCCTGGAAGAACAACAGCTATGCTTGGTGCTTATGTAGCTATTCCAACATTAGGTTTTTATATGTTTAATTATAATGATGAAGATTATAAAGAACAACCTGAATGGTTAAAACAAGCATATTATTATTTTAAAATAGGAGATAAACCTTTTAGATTTCCAAAACCTTTTGAAGTAGGAACTTTAGTTTCTTCTATTATTGAAAAAAGTTTAGATTGGGTTGTAAAAAATGAACCTCAACAATGGAAAGAATTTGCTAAAGATTTTATGTATCAAAATGCAAAAGGTTTTTATCCTATACCTACAGCAGTAAGACCTTTTTTTGAAAACGCCATGAATTATAGTTTTTTTAGAGATGCACCATTAGTACCAAAATCTTTAGATAAAAATTTATCTAATAAGTTTTACTATACAGAATATACATCTGAAACTTTTAAATTAGTATCTGAACTTCTTAATGGTTTAGTGGGTGATGAAAGTTTTTTAGCTATGAATCCTATTCATGCTGAAAATGTATTTAGATCATGGACAGGTGGTATAGGTAGATATGTTATAGACATTTTAGATTATGGGTTAATAAAAGCTAAAATTATTGATGACCCAATAAAACCTACAGATAGTTTATCTAAAATACCAGTTATCAGAGCTTTTGATGTAAGAGATGTTCCAGGTTATTCTGCAAAATCTTTAACAACATTTTTTGATAAATTAGATCCTATTCAAAAAGCATTTAATGATCTTGAGTTTGCTCAAAAAATAGGTGATTTTGAAGAAGTTGAAAGACTACAAAAAGAAGCTCCTTTTGACAAAAAATTTATGTTAGATTACCAACAATCTATAAAAGATTTAGACAAAGCTATTAGACAGATATATAACGTAAAAGAACTAGCAGATGGTACTAAAATTACAGGCGATATGAAAAGAGAATTGATAGACCAAAAGTATATATTAATGATTAGCTTTGCTCAAGAAGCATTAAAACTTCTTGAAAAGCAGGAGAATAAATAATATAGGAAACTAATATGACAATATCTTCAACTACAGTAAAAAATTCATATTCAGGTAATGGTAGCACAACAGCTTTTGCCTACACATTTAAGATATTTGCGAACACAGATTTACAGGTAATAATTAGATCATCTACAGGAACTGAAACTGT